GGGCAGGGCCAGCGTCCGGCCCGGTTGCGTCAGTTATAATTTTTTCTTTTTCATCGGCCATTCGCATTTCCTCCTTCTTATTTGATGGCATGAAAAAAGGGCCTGACCGTTTCAGTCAAGCCCCACAGATAGGGATACCTCCTTTCTCTGCCCATGAAAAAACCGCCCTGTGTCTCGATAGGGCGGTAAATTCAGTAGGTTGGCAGTCCATATTTGGTTGTTTTATGTAGTATCCCTTTGTACACCGACGCAACCTTACGAATATGCCGAGGTATGTTATTTACTTGGTAATTGGTACAACAAAGCACATTTAGTTGTAGAAAAAGCATCTGGAGGTCACGCAGTTTTAGAACGACTCAGATATGATTATCAGTATCGTAACTTGGCTAAATATAAGACCTATGATGAATTTAATAAAGTTCAATGGAAATGGGGATTTGATACCAATGCAAAGACAAAGAGTATTGCCGTTAATGATGCAGTAGAATGGTTTGATAAAGGATTGATTCATCTAAAAACAAAAGAAACATTGAATGAAATGAAAGTATTCGTCATGTCTGACAGCGGAAAAATGGGGGCAGTTACAGGAGCGCATGATGATATGGTTTCTGCTCTCTGGCTGGCAATACAAGGGTTAAAAAGCCCGTATTGGTATTTATAGTTATTTCAAGAAAATTTAAAGAAAGGACAACATATGGATATAAAAGAATATATAACAAAGAATTTTGATGATAATATTCATTGGTTCGAGGAAGAAGTAAATCGACCATATCATGCTAGAAGAATTAGTCATGCAATCTCCACGATTCATTATTTAAAAGGGATTCACAATGTATTACGCAGAGAAGATGCAGTATATAAGGGAAAGGAAATGATTACCAGAAAAACAATTATTAACTATGCGAAAACCATCATTGATTTTCATAATACATATTTGGTAGGAAAACCAATTTCTCTGACTGGTGATGAATGTACTGTAAAGAATTTTAGAGAGATTTATAAAATGGGTTCTTATGATGCCATAGATTATAAAATTATTGACCATGTAAACAAGTATGGTGATGCCTATGAGGTTGTATATATTGAAGATACAACAATCAAAAGCAAAATTTTAAATAATGCAGATTGTTATCCTGTATATAGTGATTTGGGTGAATACATTGCTTTTATTGAGCATTGGACAGATGCATACAGTGGGATCGCTTATTATAATGTGTATTATCCCAATTACGTGGAACGCTGGTCGAATGAAGGTGCAGAAATGCGTTTATATGATTCATCCATTAATGTATGTGGCTTACCAATTCATTATCACAACAATAATGATGAAGATGATTTGTACGGAGAAAGTTTACTTGATGATATTATGCCATTATTAGACGAATTAGAAGACGTTTATAGTAAATTAGGGGATGCTATTTATGTAAATACGTTAAATCCTATGCCTGTGTCCAGTGGCGTAAGATTAGATAGTGCTATTCCAGCAGACGCTACAGGATACATACTCAATATGGAAAACGGTGGTGACTATAAAGTAGTTGCAACTACAATGGATTATAATAATATCAAATTCTATATTGAGAGTTTAAAGACCATGATAAATGAGGTCGCTTGTATTCCATCGGTATTGAGTAATTCAGAAGTAAGTAATATTTCTGAAATGAGCATGAAAATGTTATTTCATTTGGCTGGGATTAAGGCAAATACAAATATTAAATGGATGTCCCTGGGATTGCAGGAGCGATTCCAAAAATGGGAACGCATTTTAGCACTGCAAGGTATCAATATCGACGGCAGCGTAGACATAATCTTTAATTTGAGTATGCCGATTGATGGTGACGAGTTGTATTCTAATTTAGAGAAAATGAAAAATATGGGAGCCATCAGTGCAAGAACAATCATGGAACAAAGCGAATATATTAAAGATGCAGATGTTGAATTTAATCGAATTGTGGGTGAAGGTCAATCTGAGAACGAACAAAACGAATAGAGTGATATAAAATCTACTTCTATTAAATGAAAAAAGATGTGAGATGTGGGTGCAGGATATGAAAATATAATGTGTGTAATATGCGTATATAGAAGATAATGTGTATGTATGGCAAGAACTTCCTGTTTTGAATAGATTAGGAAGTGTGAAGAAATTTGTGATATATATAGTGTGTATCCGCGTAAATATACACACTATATATAGTATCATCAAAAATCCTTGAGAGTACAGCCATTATAAAAAGTGTTTGTCTGATAAGCACGTTGATAAAGATCTCATGTCCTACCACATATAGATAATTTGTTAATGAAAATCCAAATGTGGTTTATGTCATCCAGCAGAACCATTTCCTTAAACTGTGAAAAACTGTAGTTTATCACACTTTAAGAACTAATCGGCCAAACAAACGACGTATTTTCCGCATGAATATATGGAAATATTCGTAGGATTCAAAGTCCTATAAACGAAAAGACACAAAAAATACGATAAATTCAAGGAAAATATACCGGAAGTGAAAGGAAAACGGGACAAGAAAAGTTATTGTAATATTGCACAAAGGGTGGGAATGAAATAGAAGTAACTATTCTGTGCATGATGTATAGAAAACGAATGGCTTTTTGTGCAATATTTTTGGAGAAGAAAATGGTGAGAAAAGTTTGTGTCGTTACAAACAAATGTTTGGTTACGATGGTGCTATGATGATGCGTCGCGGTAATACGTCACCCTAATAAAGAATGCTATTTTTTCCTTATCTGTAAAAATCCCCGCAGGGAAAATTTTAACTTATCTCCTCTTCATGGCTTTAATCAAATTCATCAACGCAGTTATTTCATCATCACTTAAACCAGATAAATCAATCTCCTGCTTTCGTTCCAATCCTAATAAATAGTCCGTACTTACATTAAAGATTTTGGATATATGAATTAATACATCATATGAAGGAAGTCGTAACCCTGTTTCGTAAGCAGAAATAACAGATTTTGTAAGTCCTAGTTTTTGTGCTAACTGTGCTTGCGTCATATTCTTTTTAACTCTAAGTGTCTTTAAGGTGTTACCAAAGTCAACCATTCAAATACCTCCTAGTGAATAATATCCTATATTATGTATTTGATAGGTGGATTATATATTGTTTTAGTTGACTTTGCCTTATGTATGATTTATAATATATTTAAACTTGAATTCTTCATAGGCAAATAAAAAATATTATAAATGATTATAAAATGGCTCGGATTGTATTTTTGAAAAATAATGGGAGGTATAAAATATGAGTTATACAAGAAGAAGCAAGAGAGGAAGATATTACAAAACAGGATGCTATGTTGCAACATGTGTATATGGATCGTATGATTGTCCTGAAGTTTGGACATTGAGGAGATTTAGAGATTATACTCTTGATTCGACATGGTATGGACGAGCGTTTATTAAATTATATTATGCAATTAGTCCTACAATTGTAAAATTTTTAGGGAATAAGAAATGGTTTAAGAATTTCTGGAGAGTGCGGTTAGATAAAATGGTTGCAAAATTAAATGAAAATGGAGTAGAGGGTACATATTACAAAGACAAATATTGATTAAACAAGGACTCTGCATTCTACAGAGTCCTTGTTTGATTTTCTGGACTATATCTGAATCCAATGTTATACTCACTTTATCTTTTAGTGGTTTCATACAATCCTACCATCCTTTTTGGTTAGTATAGTATTGAATTGCATAAAATGTTATATTATACTACTAAGTAGGATAAAGTAGGATTTCTTGTATGGTGGGTATGAAAATATGGATAATATATATTTTTATGGAAAAAAATCGAGAAAATGTTCATTAAATAATTGTAATGGTAGATTAAGACCTGTCCAGTTAATGACTAAAAAGAACTCTAAAAATGCTACTAAAAATATTTGTCTTTGTTTAAGGCGTTGTAATAAATGTGGATGTTATTATATGTCAAATTCTCTTTATCATATATTTAAACAGTACGAATGTGCAAATGACTTTTATATTATTGATTCCGATGGACAGAAAGAAGGGAACATAACAACAATAAAAAAACGTGCAGGAAAACAAGGGTACTGTATTAAGTGTGGTGCTCCAGAATACAGAGAAGGAATAGGTTATTGCTGGGAATGCTATAAAGACCAAAGAACGGGATATTAAGGAGGGTGTGTCATGTCAAGAGGGCGTAGGGCAGAGGGATTTCCTTCACATATTGAATACTTAAAACCACTAAGAAAAAAGAAGAAAGCAATATCTATAGCAAAAAAAATCTGTAAAAAAATATGGTACAGAAAAATTATGCCAATACACCTCTTGAGAGATATAAAATGGCAAATGAATGTGCCTATTTCAACAAGGATACCAATAAATGTAAATTGATTAAAAAGGGGAATATTTTAGAGACAAATAATTGTAGAATACTTGAAACGTATGAGTGTGTTTTAAAGGATAGATCTTAATCTAAAAGATAGGAGAAACAGTATGACAAGAATATCAAAAGGCGCACCAGCAAAAGGATGTCCACCAAAAGGCAGTTGGGGAGATCGTTATGTAATTGAGAACACAAATGAAAGTAAACGAGTGTCATGTAGGCATTGTGTGAATTATTGCGAAGATGATAAATCTTGTAATGTTATGCCCTTTTATGTCCCAGAGAACGGATATGGCTATTGGAAATATTGCAAAAAATTTATGCTTTCTCCTGAATTTAACGATAGTCATTTTATAGACATAGTAGAACGAGTAAAAGGTGCAGAATATATTCAGCATTCAAATAACAATTTACAAGAGAAGAAAAAATCTACAACGACTAATAAAAAGAAAAAAGAAAATAATGAGAATGATTCCAAAAAACGTGCTCAAGAAATTCAGAAATTATGGGATGCTAGACACAATTTTTTAAGGAATATCATTTATGTATGTGTCTCTAAGAAAATAAACTTTATTGATATTTGGGACAAGTTACACTATCAACTAGATTCCAAGGGTAGAAAAAAAGATGATTTTCCATTAATTGATGAAGAAGTGTATAGAGTTTTTTCGGAGTATTTAGAAATCCCATTTACGAAACTATATAGTGATAAAGCGATTACTAATAAAATGGAAAAACTACTAATAAAATTACTAGAAGACAAATCTTTATTTTGGTTAAGTGAGGAGTTGTGGGAGTATTGTCCTTTGATGGATGAAGATGAGTATCCAGATGACTTTTGGTATGGCGCATTGGATTATTGGACAACTGAACATGAACATATAAGGGTTGCGTTTTCAAATGAACAAGATGGAATTTTTCTTAGTTTTGTTCCTCATTCATTACAAAATTTATTGATGGATTTGTACTGTGAAGACATATTCTATTTCAAAAGCGAAAAGTTGAAAAGAGTGTTTATAGATAAACTTAATGATCGCTTATGGAGTTCTTATGGTAAGTATGATGTTAGTAGTACAATAAAAATTAGGCATAATGGAACACTTATATCATCCCCAATTTATAGATGTATAAACAATAATCATAATGCAGATAAACAATGGGCGGCAATAGATATTGTATTACCTGATGGAAAAATTATCACAAGATATCTCTATAGTACTCATTGCGCAAAATGTGGGAAAACTTACGCGTTAGAGAAAGACATTGATGAATTAAATGAAATGGGCGTTCTATTATGTGAAATTGACAAAGAAGATTTGAATGAGCATTTAGACACAAAATCACCAGATTATGAGTATTTGTTAATACAACAAAAATTAGAGAGATATGGATATATTGTTGGGAATAATAATAAAAAATTGACAGATATGCAAAGGACAATTATCTTGGATAATATAGTAAAAAATAAAGTGGAAAGCCCTAATAATCTTGTTAATTTTTTGAATTGGTTAATTACAAAGAGTATTTCTGAATCTAATTACTCATATGTTCCGAATAGTATATTAGATGAATGGAGATATGATAGAGAATACTTGAAAAGTCATGAACTGTATAAAATACCGCAAAAATGGACAACCAAGAAAAAATAGTGTAGAAAGGATTACGGCAAAGCACCGTAGTCCTTTTCTTTATTCAGAAAGGAGCAGACAATGCAAGTATTAGACAGATTAAAATTAGAATTAAGCAATCAGCAGTATTTTGCAGATGAGCAATACAAACAATTTTTATCCGAGAATGACTTAACATCAGAGACAGAATACAATAAAGCAACCATGCAAAAGAATTTACTTAATACAGTAGTAGATGTTTTGGAAGCAGTTGCAAATGATATAGATACCATGCGTACCATTAGTACCGAATTTGCAAATATTGGAGAAGCATATCAATATATAGAATTGCGTATTCAGCAGAATAAAGATAAGATAGCAGCCATTCCAGATCCAGAAGAAGAAATAAGTGCATTCAGTTTAATGTTTACTCGTGGTGGAACGAAAACTTATGGTGGATATGTTGGAAGTATTGATAATGATACAATTAGTAATTTAAAATAAGGAGCAAATTATGGAAATAAAGAAACAGCCTTATGTAAAAATAAATCGTACTAATTATTTAGACGAAGATGGATTAGATGCATTATGGTTAAAAATAAAAGAATATGTTGCTTTACATGATGGAGGTGGAGATGGGATTGATTTAACCAAATACACCACCAAAGAAGAATTAGCAACAGAATTGAGTAAATACTACGATAGAACAGAAATAGATAATTTACTCAGCACTATTAATCCAGATGTAGATTTAAGTAATTATTACACCAAAGAAGAAGTAGATGGAAAAATACCAACAGTTCCAACAAAATTATCTAAACTGGCTAACGATACTAATTATTTAAAATACCAAGTAGTATCATCACTTCCAGAACAGCAAGAGGAAGGAGTGCTTTACCTTGTTACTAACTGATTATAAAAGTATTTATATTGGAAATAAACTGGTTAATGAATCATGGTTAAATGGATATAAACTTTATCCTGCTGATATTCCAAGCAATAATCCGTTTGATAAATATAGTTGGGCTGAAATACAGATAATGGTGCAAAACGAAACTGCAAATACTGTATTCTCATTAGGTGATAAAGTAACTTTAAACTGTGGAGTATATGGCAAGCATATATTCAGAATAGCAGATTTCACTTATGCTGGTTTGCCGACAATGGTTTTAATGTGCACAGATTCATTAATGACAGACCAAGTATATTCAACGGGTTCATCTACATCAAAATTGTATTCATATTCATCTTCGTATTGCAATGTAAGACAAAAAGTAGATGATTTTTGTAATAATCAATTACCAGAAGAACTTAAAAATGTATTAGCATTGAGGACTGTGCGTTATATGGATAGTTCAACTTCAGTATCCTCTGGATTATATAAAGGCACAATACCATCTATTGATGAAATTTCAGACACTACAGCATACTATAAGACGTTAGGAAATGGGATGCTTGCATGGTTTAACGAGAACCTTACTACTTGGAAATACCCCAATGTATTTTGGACAAGAAGCAGACATTCTAATTATTCCACTGCCCTTATTTGTACTCATCAAGAAAATATTATATTAAATTATGGACAGAAAACTCAACAGGCAATTGTTCCTATGATTTTCGTCGGGTAGGAAAATAAAAAAATCCCTTGACAAGATTCCTTGCTTGTGATAAACTAATTGAGCATTAGGAAGTCCCACGAATAACAAGGTGAGAAATCCTATGAAAAGGTTTAATATGCCTAGGTAGAATCAAGGTTTACGAGGTGTCACTGCTCAGTTGGTAGAGCAGAGGACTGAAAATCCTCGTGTCGTTGGTTCGATTCCGACTTTGGGCATTTTTTAATTTAATAAGGGCGTGTAGCTCAGTCGGTAGAGCACTTGACTTTTAATCAAGTTGTCCCGGGTTCGAATCCCGGCACGCTCAGTAGGTCGTTTTTCATTGTATTTGCAAAGAAAAACGGCTTTTTTTGTTTATGCTGAATTTTGTTTATGCTGAAAAGTGAATTTCAGAGAAAGGATTAAGATATGGGCAGAAGAAGAAAGTCAGATTCCAGTGGCAAGACGATTCTTTTAGTGCTGCTGGCAGCATTCTTTTTGATTGCGGCAATTTATGTGGTTGTTCAGGTAATTGGTACAATTCATAAGGATTACAGTTTGATTGAGCAGAAAGAGGACAGCAGTACAGAAACAGCACAGACCATTGAAATTGAGCATGAGGAAGAAACACAGGGATGGAATGAGACCGAGAGGGGATGGACATATAAACTGGATGATGAAACATGGGCAACAGATCAGTGGCTGGAGATTGAAGGTTTTTTATATCATTTTAATGAAGATGGAATCATGAATCAGGGAAAGTGGCAGAAGGAAGGACAGATTTATACCTGTCATGATGTGAAGGGCTATCTAAAGAACATAGAAACTGATTTGGATTATGTTCCTGATGATAAGGGAGAAAATCTGGACAGTCTTGCAAGAACAAATGCTTTCTGGTGTTTTCTGGATGATGAGGACACGGGGATTTTTAAAACGATTCTGTATCGTAAAACGGTTGAAAATAAGGTTAAGCCCCTGGGGGATGAGAATGCTCCTGAGAGAACTACAAAATATTCTCTGAGAGCGGACGGAGATTATGTGTATTATCTTCCTTTGGTTAAGGAAAGTGAAAAAGGCAAGCTGACAGAATCTGAAAAGGCGCTTTGCGGGCGGCTGGTACGGATGATACCGGGACAGGCTGTAAAGGAGATTATTGCAGAGGATGTAGATGGGTATCTGATTGTAGACGGAACGATTTACTATGCCCAGGGGGGAAAGATCCATTCGGCCACATCAGGAACAGA